ATTGCTGTTGTTGTAACTGCTGCTGGTGCACCTGTTGTTGTTTGTTGCGTAAGCGGGACTGCTGTTGTAACTGCTGCTGGTGATGCTGAAGGAGCAGCCGCTGTTGAATTGTTTGTAATCGTTGAATTGACATTTTGATCGCTCACTATTGCTGTGGTTGACGATTGTGATGTGGTTGACGATGATGGTGTTGCAACTGTTGTTGTGGATGTTATTTGTGTTTTCTGCTGTGATAATAATTGCTGTGTAGCATATGCTTGTGAATAGTTAGGACACTTTCTATCATACAAGCCGTTTAGTGTACACTGCTGGTCAAAATACGCTTGCGCATACCCTGGACAGTCAGGTGCGTAAAGTGGATTAATCGAGCACTGCTGATTATGAAAAGCCTGCGTGTAACCAGTGCAATTTACGTTATACAATGGATTCAAAGAGCATTGCTGGTTGAAATATGCTTGGCCATAACCCGGGCATTGACTGTTATATAGTGGATTAGCATTACACTGTTGATTAAAATATGCTTGAGCATATCCAGTGCAACCAGAATCATACAATGGATTTAATGAACATTGCTGATCATAGTATGCTTGAGCATATCCAGGACAATCTCTATTGTATAATGGATTTGCATTACACTGTTGTGTAAAATAAGCAGATGCATACCCAGGGCATGCTTGGTTGTATAATGGATTTATAGAGCACTGTTGATCAAAGTATGCTGTAGCATATCCAGGACACGTCGGATCGTATAAAGCACTTACGGTACATTGTTGTGTTAGATAAGCCGAGGCGTATCCAGGACACGTTGGTGACGATAGTGGATTTGCAACGCAGGGATCAGCACCAGTAAAACCACCATTTGTATTCCAACTGAATATGTTTGCAGAACCTGGTGTGATGTTTAGTCCTGCTCCATGATAATATTGATAATACTCACCTTTTGACAAATCACCAGCCATTCCGGATGTGACAGGATTCCAATTAACCATCGCACCCGCAATTCTTGTATCAACTGTACCTGCTGATGTTATTTTTATCTCAAAACTATTACCACCTTGTGACCCACAACATTGGCTGATATTATACCAACCATATGTCATCGCATTTGCTTCACGGAGATACCACTGGTTTGCTCCGTTCCATGAATACAAATCAGTATGAATGCCGTAAATTGTATAATTGTACGCAGGATTGGTTGTTGTCCTTAGATCAACACCGGAACAACAACCACCACCTAAACCAGACTGCCATGGATCTTGGAATGTTACAAAACCATTTGTTGCTGCCCACGATGTTGTAAATGTTCTACCAAAAAATGGAAATGTAAATCCCAATGGTACTTCGACGATGTTATCGTCCCACGTAGTAATATTTGTCGCTGCTGGATTAGTGTGAATGTTTTGTAGTGGTAGAGCATTAGCACCCACTCCAACAGTTATACTAAGTCCAGGAGCTCCTGGTATAGGGACAGTTACAATTTGTGCGTAGCTAGATGTTACCAGCCAGCAGAGAAGGAAGGCCAAGAAACGCATTATTTGTCGCTCTTAACCTCTTTAGGCTTTCTGTGTGGGTTGCTTTCCCAAACCGTCTTTGCTTCTTCACCAATTTTACCATCGACGGGACAAGGTGTGCCAGCGTTCATCATTGCTGTAAACACACGTTCATCTTGACACATAAGTGAAACAGCAGCAACCTTCATTCCCATATCATAAAGGTTTTTTGAAAGCTTAATTCTCTCACAATTCATGTCTCTGGTAGTTGCACCAAAGGACATACCAAGAATTTGGGTTTGAACAGCACCGGAAGCACCAACAATACAGAGGTCGTTATTAATCGACGTGATTGTAGGTGCTACGGCTGTAGGTGGAGGTGTTCTAACGGTTGTGGTTGATTCTGATTTTGAATACGTTGTACTAGTGCTATTTGAAGTCGAATCAGTGACAATTGGTTCAGCAAAAGCTGATGTAGTCATAACAAAAAGCACTGCAAGCAGTTGCTTTTTGGACATTAATTTTTCTCCTGGAAGCCACAATGGCTTCCTGTATTTATCTAATCAATGTCTGTTTCTTCTTCGTCGTCATCAACCTCATAATCAATTTCAATCCCACAATATGGGCAAAATTCCACTTGTTGTCCGTCATCATGCGCTGATTTAATCGTAAATTCCGCGTCGCAATTGAGACAAAAATACACAAGAGGTTCATGAGGAAATAGTGGTTTAATCATATTTTACTCCTATTTTGCAGCACCCCACACATCACTCCAATCCCCGTTAAGAGCACCTTTTGCATAGTCGGTTGCCCTATTTTCAAAGAAATTGGTGTGGGTTGGTGCATTAATCATTTCTTCAACCCATGGTAATGGGTTTTTCTTAACTTTGTTGATCCCTTTTAGTCCAAGAGCTATTAGGCGACGGTCAGTGATATATCTAATATATTTCTTGACATCATCCGCTGTCAAATCTTCCATTGGGCCCATTTCAAAGCACACATCAATGAACTTGTCTTCAAGGTCAACCATTGTTTCAGCAATGTGATAGATGTTTGATTTGAGTTGATCTTGCCAAATATCTCGGTTCTCTTCAATAAAGGTACGGAAGAGTTTGATCATCGACTCAGTGTGGAGTGTCTCGTCAACAATTGACCAGGTTACAATCTGACCCATACCTTTCATTTTTCCATGACGTGGAAAGTTCAGCAACATAATAAAGCTAGAGAACAGTTGCATCCCTTCTGTGAACGCGGAGAATGCAGCGATCTGTTGAGCTATCGTTTTTGAGTCCTGGCCTGCAAGTGACATGAAGTATTCGTGCTTCTCCTTCATTGCCTCGTACTCCAGAAACTCGTTGTACGTTGACTCCGGCATCCCTAAGGTCTCGATCAAATGACTGTAAGCAGCCACATGAAGTGCTTCCCTCGCTGCAAATCCACATAACATCATTCTTACCTCCGGCTGCGGAAAGTAAGGTAAGTAATTGGTTACGTATCCCCCTGCTACATCCACATCGCCTTGAGTGAAAAAGCGAAAGATGTTCGTTAGGAACTGCTTCTCCGAGTCCGTTAGTCTGTTTTTCCAATCCTTTACGTCCTCCATCATTGGAACTTCTGTGTGAAGCCAAGAACTTTGCTCATGCTTCAGCCATGCTTCATAACACCAAGGATATTTAAAAGGTTTAAAATAAGGACGCTCATCCTGTAATCTTAGATCTTTAAATGCCTTTGTTGATTTGATATCCCTGCTGCCACCCAACACCAGGGCATTCTTTTGAACGTTTTCTTTGTTTACCATTATTCCACCATTTCTTTCCTTGAACGTTTGTATTACCTGCGGATTTAACTGCGGCTTTCAGTCTATACTCATCAGTTATATTTCGCAGAGATCCTAATTTATTACCCCTCATTCGCAGCGAGTTTGCTTTTCGTTGCTCGGGAGTTGGAACATATCTTTTTTTCTGAAAATTGTGTTTACCCTCAGATAACAAACGCTGAGCAGCAATTTTATTTGATATTCTCCTTTTGACATTTGCTTTTTCAATTGTTTCACTCGTGTTTAAGATACCTGGAGATAGGTTCCGATTAATCATAAGTTTCAAAAACCGCTCTTTACCTAGTAGGCTGTAGCATCTACGTAAATATTTTTGCTCATAGATTCTTGCATCGCTTCTTACAACTATTTTCAGTATTTCAAAATTTTCTTTGGGTTGACTTTTAATGTATTTGTTTGAAGAAAAATATGTTATCCATAGATTAGAAGGATTTGCTTTTTTTCCATACTGCACACCCACATAATATCTTCCAGTTGGTTTTTCTTTTAGTTTGTAGAAATAAGGTTTCATTTTACCCTCTCAACTATCTTCCCAACCTTATTTATAATAACACTAACTTCAGACCGCATCCAGTGTGTTCGTGATTAGGGTTTTCTTTTTGCTGCGTTCATATTTCTGTGCTCCAATAATTGTTACGTTACTCTCTGTTTCAATCCATACTCGTGCACCACACGAAAGAGGTTTATCAGGACTATACACTACTTTTGATGGGCCGTCAATGATTACTTCATGACCATACGTGTTCTTTGATCCTTGTTTGACCGTCAATACAGGATCTTTCTTTCCGTGTTTATTATTTGATTTAATCACATGCTGGTTAACATGAACAATAGTTTTCATTGCAAGCCCAACTTTTTCCAATCGCTCCTAATCTTGTCCTTTACTGCGTTTGGTAACGGTACGTAATCAATATCACCTGCCATTTTATCACCATTTTTAAATGCCCAATCAAAGAACTTGACAATTTCTTTCGTTTTTTCATTCTTTTCGTAGATTAAAATAAATGTTGCAGATGTGATTGGCCAACCATTAGGTTGATTGTTTAGGTTTACCGCCATACCCGGGACGTCCCACTTGGCGTTTTTTGCTGCTTCAGCAAACGACTGTGAAGATGGTGTTACAATCTTTTTGTTTGTTTCAAGAGAAATAAAGTTTAGTCCACCTTGCTTAACAAAAGCATATTCAACATAACCAAGACTACTATCAACCGTCTTAACAAAGTTTGCTACACCTGCATTACCCTTACCAGCCAAAAACGTTCCTTTCCATTTTACAGATTTACCTTCTCCAATCTGTGTTTTAAATTCTTCACTAACTTTTGTTAGATAATCAGTATAAACTGCTGTAGTACCAGATGCATCTGATCTCACAACGAGGCTAATGTGTGTGTTGGGCAATTTAGCTTTTGGATTTAGTTTTACAATAGCAGGTTCATTCCACTTTATAATTTTACCAACGTATATGTCACCAAGAATCTTGCCTGTTAAAACAAGATTATCAATACCCTTAATGTTAAAAACAGGAACAACACCGCCAATTACAGCTGGGAATTGGTATACACCCATCTCTTTAAGTTTTTGCTCATCAACAGGATCGTCCGTTGCGCCAAAGTCAATTGTTTTTGCTTCTGTTTGTTTGATACCACCACCACTACCTATTGCTGAATAGTTTATTTTAACGTTTGTTGCTTTTGCATATTCGGCTGCCCACTTTGAATATATCGGTTCGGGAAACGTTGCTCCTGCACCAGTGAATTGTGCAAACACGTTACTGCAAAAAAATGCTAGAAGAAGACCAAATACTTTTTTCATAGAATCTCCATATTAATATCCTGTTTTTCTCACCCTACGCTTACCATTGCTCTTATTGACTGAAACAGTCTTACCGTTGCTTTTATATGAATAACTTTCCGTTACTTTTCCAGAACTGTATTGTCTCGTCGTGACCTTACTATTGCTTCCAAGACTCTTTACAGTAGACTTAATCAGCTTATTAAAAAAGCCCATCTAGCTTCCTCCCATAGAATCCTATCCGTGAATCAAACTCAGCTTCTTCTGGTGAATGTATAAATGTTCCAGCTAGCTCAGGTGT